GTGTGCTTATTTAGACCATGCTCCAGCCAATCTCAAGGAGTTGGCATATTATCCTGAGAAGGCTGTATCGAATGCGTTTATATTATTGGAGGGCAATGATGAGGGAGAGTAAATATCGAGGTAAACGAGTAGATACAGTCGGAGGTGGGGAGTGATGGAAGACCGTAAATATATAACTGATTTTGTCCCAGAGGTATGCAAGGGAATCAAAAACAAATTAGATCAACTTGAAGATGAAGACGCTTGGCTGAGGAAAGAAAACGCGCGGTTGAGGGAGGCGTTGTTCAAGATAACTTATCCGAATCTCTATATTGATAAAAATCAATATGGGGCAACATGGAAGAGTATAGCGAGAAAATATTATGAGATAGCGGGAAAAGCCTTAAATGAGGGCAATGATGAGAGATAAAGGTTCAATGAATGTAGCTTTGAGTGATATGGTAGATACGGTTATGAAACTTGACCGTGAAAACGCACGGTTGAGGGAGGCTATCACTGAATTTTATAACGCCGACATGGGGCTCAGGAAAGACTACAGCGAATATTGTGACGAAGAAGGTTACCCACCAGACTGGGTTTACGAGCAAGACGAAGTTTATCACGATATGTGGGATAAGGCAGTTGCCAATCTTAATGAAATAGCAGAGGAAGCCTTAAGGGGGGGGGAATGAGTAATGCAATATACAAATGGCCCATGGAGAATTGAAATGCAGGAAAATTATATGAAATTATACATGCCGGGTCCTCTAAAGGGAGACGTAGCAAGGGGGTATATAGGCATAAACAATGCAAAACTTATCGAATCTGCTCCGGAAATGTATGAAGCATTGAAGGCATTTATACGGGAGAAGGACCGCCATTTAGATCACGAATACGATGCTATATATAGAGAAGCAAAGCGTGTTGTTGATAGGATTGAGGAGGGTAACGATGGAGATTAAAGCCAGAGCTTGGGATTACGTTTCAAAGCAGATGGTGTACGGTGTTGCTATAAGCGAGGATGGGAAGGCTATATTACCCGGTTATAAATATAGTATTTTTTCGCCACCGATCATTAGAATGAGTCCACCAATGCTGTACACCGGACTCACTCTCAGCGATGGGACAGACATTTATGAGGGTGATGTCCTGAGACTGTATGGCGAAGAACCTTACGACAATGGAGTTGTCGGCATGGATTATGACTGGGAGTTTTTCGGAACAGTGGTGTTTCAAGATGGCTCATTTGTAGTGCAAGAATTTAGTGACAAGTGCTGCATCTGGATAGACGCAATATTCTGTGAAGATATTGACGTTGAGAAGCTTGGCAACATTCACGATAACCCGGAGCTGGTGTTTGGAGAAGAGGTAGAACAATGACACCAGTGGAGACTAAGCAGCAGATTCGAAAGATCCTCATAGCAAACCTCGGGCCTACAGTCAGGGAGTTGAGGCAGGATCTTGGATACACGGTTGGGGATTTTGCGAAGGATATTGGAGTGGCGAGACATGCAATAGACTCCTGCGAGAAGCAGCAGGGTATACCGACAATGGTCAATCTCGCCGTAATAGCTATGGGTTTCGGTATGACACTGGCGGAACTGTGCCAGGCCGTCATGGACAGGATAGCTCGTGAAAGACAGAAAGGAGAACAGTCATGAGAGGATTTAATAAGGCGATACTGATAGGCAACCTGACAGGAGCACCGGAACTGAGATACACACAGTCAAAAAAGGGAGTGGCCACGTTTACGGTCGCAAGCAACCGGACATGGAAGGATAAGGAAGGAAAGACTCAGGAGGACGCTGACTTCTTGAGGGTGGTTACCTGGGGAGCTACAGCCGAAAACTGCGAGAGATATCTGTCGAAAGGTTCTCCAGTCCTTGTCGAGGGCAGGATCCAGAGCCGAAGCTACGATGACAAGCAGGGGAACAAGAGGTACATAACCGAGATAGTGGCACAGAACGTAACATTCCTGGGGACAAAGAGCGACAGCAGCGGCGGCGGCGAAAAGAGCAGTGGAGGCGGACAGAAACAGAGTAACTTTGCGAGTGCGAGGGACAAAGGGTTTGATGAAGAGGAATTTCCGATGGACATAAGTGAGGAGGTGGATGCAGAGAATGAAGAGGAAGAAGTCGACATCCCATTTTAACACCGGGAAAACCTATAACAGCAGACCCAGGAAGGGCGGCTGGAATCCCGGACCTCTGGTCAAGTGGAGGAAGATAAACGGGTTCTCTACAAAGGAGGTCGCCGAGTCTATAGGTGTAGGAGAGAGACAGTACGCCAGATATGAGACCGGCAGAAACGAGCCGGCAATTATAACGCTGAAAAAGATCATAGACCTGACCGGCATAAAACCGATGGACCTTATGAGAGAGATCCCGGAAGAGGATGAAGAGTGATGTATGTTCTTTCTATCCCGAGCACCGAGGCAGTCCTTGTGGTCACTGGGCATAAAAACATACTAAACAAGGGATTCGGTTGCCCGGATCGGGTTCTCGGAAAGAGGTTTCTTGTCCACAGTTCCGGGACCTCGGACATGGAAAAGATCGAGGACTCAATTCCGGAAGGTATAGAGAAGGGTCCCATCCTGAATGATCCTCAGGTCCAGAGGCTTATCACCGTCTCGGAGGGGGTTATAGGATCTGTACTGCTCGCTCAGTGCATACACGAGACATCCTCCCCATGGGCGGATAAGTACGGGGCCAAGTGGGACCTCCGAGATCCGGCAGCATTTGAGAACGTATATCACTGCAGGGGCCATTACGGATTTTTCGAGATTGACGAAGATCTGATTCAAAAAGAGGAGGCAATAAATGAATAGCGACAGGCTCAAAGAAGCAGCAATGGATGTGTGCAACATGTTCCTGGAAGTATCATCGGTTGGAGATAACGGGAAAAGAAGCCCTCTTTCAGTGGAATATGCAGTGGAGAAAGACGATTCCTTGGGTTCAGGTGTTACGAATTCTGTTAGATTGGTTGAGGCAATGAAGAGTTCCAGGGTGGGGCTAAAGCTCGTAAGGCTGTATGAGCTTGCCTCCAATGTGAATGATTCCGAAGAGGGAATCTGTGAATGCCAGGAAGAGGACTCCCTCCCCGATAAACTGGGACTCTACGACGTGCAAAGCAGGATAGTAAGCGAGCAGTTCGAGACCTTTGGCAAGACTACGGTGGGACATTTTACCCTGGTTAACGGATTTGAGATCGTGACAAGCTCTGCCTGTGTGGATCCTGCCAATTACGACCATGAAATAGGATGTAATCTCTGCAGGAACCATGCTATAGACAAGATCTGGGAACTTGAGGGATATCTACTACAACAAAAACGATACGAGGTGAATAATAACTATGCATAAAAGGGCACTCGCACCGCACAACCTGAGGACGTTGACAAAGGAGCACTATTACGACGCAGGGCTTGATATCGCCGCACTGGAGGACACTACAATCCCTGCAAGAGGCAGGGCTATAGTTCGATCCGGCGTTACGCTCGCTGTCCCTGAGGGATATGTCGGCCTTCTCTGGTCCCGGTCGGGCATGAGCGCGAAGCACGGAATAGAGTGCGGAGCCGGATGCATAGACTCCACGTATCGGGGAGAGGTCAAGGTGGTTCTTTATAATCACACCGACGAGGACTACCAGGTCAAAAGGGGAGACAGGATAGCGCAGCTGCTGACGATTCCGATAGATCCTGATCCTTACGAGAGGGTTGCCGAACTGTCGGAGACAAAGAGAGGCAGGGGCGGTTTCGGTTCGACGGGAGCGTGATCCCATGATATATGTAGGCATAGATCCGGGATTCAGCGGAGCCATATCTGCCCTCGATTCACAGGGAGAGCTGATCTGCCTCAGGGATATGCCGGTTATCACCGACGGGAGGAAAAAGCACTACAACGTTACGGCAATGGTGGATATACTCCGGGAGCTGTCCCTGGAGGGCAAGGTCCACGCCATGCTGGAGCGCAGTCAGGCCATGCCGGGTCAGGGAGTGACTTCAATGCTCAAGATCGGCATAGGATACGGCATATGGCTCGGCATTTTCGCCGGGCTGGGGATCCCTTTTTCAACGGTCAGACCTCACGAATGGGTAAAGACAGTCCTTGCGGGACTGCCCGGCAAAGGCAAAGAAAGGTCAATACTCTGGGTATCTCAGAATTTCCCGGAAGCGGATCTGACTCCGGGCCGACGGACGAAGCCCATGGACGGAAGGGCAGACGCGATATGCCTCGCGAAATATGCCCAGGCGACGGTGGTGTGAATGGGACCCAAGATCCTGGAGGCGGCAGAGGAAGTTCTGAAGAGCGTCACATCCTGGAGAGTTGAGTATGAGAAGCAGAAGAAATACATCGAGGAAAAGTGCATGGGCGGTTCCTGCATGAGCGACAGGATTGACGGCGGCGACATGACGGCACAGCAGGAGAGAATCTCGGACCAGATAGCAGAGGACGTGACATGCCAGTCCCTGCTGGAGAGAATAAATGTGGCCATGAGAGGGGTACAGGGAGTGAAGGAATTCGATGAACTGCACGGAGATATTCTGATGTCCCTGATCCTGCAAAAGCACCAGGACAGCGTATGTACGGAGCTCAATATATCGAGAGCGAGATACTACAGAAACAAAAAGCAAGCCCTTGTTGAGCTTGCACCCAGGATATTTGGAGAGATAGGGAGATGAAAAAGGGAGCCCGAAATGGACTCCCTTTTATTATTTGTTTAGTGTCTCTATTTTAATCCTTCCAGGAATAGATCAAGATCCTGGGAATTCAGAGACCAGAAGTGTTTCGCCCACAGGATCAGGGCCATAGTCTTGTCGCTTGACATGGTACTGATCTTGTCGAGCAGGGCAGAAACATTATCCTGCTTCCATTTCCACAGCCTGCCTTCTCCCATGGCGAAGAAGTCTTCCAGCTCTGCACGTAACATCCGGGCGTCAGGAAGCGGCCAGGATGTGATCATCCAACCGTTTGTTACGGCGATGATCGCCCTTCTTTCCTCTGTGTTGAGCTCGCTTAGTGCCTGTACCTGAGCTCTCAGGAGAGCAGAAACAGCCCATTCTGTGAGAAAAGAAGCCGTTGCCGTGTTGTTGTCCGCCTCGCTTGTGTGGAAGTTGGGCAGCTTTTCAGCTGCCCTTTCGGATATTCGAATTGTGATCTTCATGCTACTCTTATCTCCCTGTATATCTTTGACAGAGAGTCCCGGAGTTCGAAAACATCCAGGACTTCAGTCAGTGTGTCCATAAGCACATCCCAATGCCGTGCTTCCATGTCGTCAAAATTTAGTTCATTTACCGTGATTCCTTGTGAATGGAATAATATTTCCGCCACTATCCGTCCCGGTCTCCATATCTGGTAGACCAGGGTGTCATCATCCACGATTGCCCAGTGTTCCCGGCCTGTGGCTGTGGTGTGATAGAGCTTTTCTGGATCAAACAATATCCCAGAGTTGTGCGGAGCCGGTTCATTCTTCACTGATTCCGCAACCAGGCCGGAGAGCCTCTCGCAAAGGATAGATGCATCCTCAGTGGCGATGCTCCATGTCTCAGATATTCTCTTTCTGGTCTCTTCAGCCTCATCAATGAGGAGTGGATTCGAAGCCCAGAGATGTCCGTGCATTTGTGCGAGCCTTCTGTATGTTTCGTATACGTTGCGTGCCATTTTCATTACCTCCCCTTTCGTTCCTGATTTTCGTATTTTCTTACGTCATTTTTTGCCCAGTCGAGGATCTCATCAATCGGTGCTGTTGCCACCCATTCAATATGTTCTTCCCAATTTGACCAGTCGTACTTGATCAGGATATCTTCATATTCCTGTAGCTCTGGGATATCGTCTACTCGCTCCTGTGCGGCATGGAGCAATCCCTCTCGCTTAGTCTGCTCTTCCACGGCAAGCTCGTACCGAAGGGCCTGAAGCTTTTCTGTTGCTATATCGTAAGATGTTTCATAAACAGTGTCTGTGATAACGTCTCTAACAAACTCTTCATAAAGGCCCAAGTTGTAGTCCCGTAACGCTGAAACGCTGATTGTAAGATCGTTTTCACTACACCATGTCTGGAACGTTCCGAATTTCTCGCCAAGAAAAACCTCAAGACTTTCATCTTCATCCTCAAAATTCCAGTTGCCTGCGACCGGGAAAGTGGCCAAAAGCTTCTCTGTACCATCTTTCACTTCTCCAGTGACTACATTCTGTCCCTGGCAAAAATGGTAAATTTCGCCGTTGGTGTCGATTGTAACTACTATTACGTTGCCATATTGAGACGTGTGAAGGTAGCCAAGTGCTGCGAGCCTGTTTGCCTCCATAAATGCGTCTAAAATTTCATCCTCGTGCTGTCCAACTATTTCTACCCAGTTTGTCATCTTTCATTCTCCTTCCTATATCTATGTGATGGTAATTAGATTATCATCCCATGGCAAATAAATGGCAATAGGTCTTAAGACCCATAAAAACAACAAAAACATGAGTCTCAGGTCCCATCTTTGTTCCAAAAGGCAATAATTAGACATTCCTGGGTATACCATTCTCGGGAAAAAAGAGGTAAAATACTACAATAGGGAGGAGGGAGGGGCAATATCTATCATCTTACCCACTCCCTCCGGAAAAACTTCATATCTGAGCTATGTTACAGAACGGTAGTCTAAAATCCTAAGTGATCCTCTCCCACCTTCCGGGATAGCTGCGATAATCGTATTTTCTTGATCTTGATTCTCTGAGCTCCCTACGAAAATTCCCCAGAAACCTCAGAAACAGTGATCCAAGAAACATTCCGAGAAAACCTACAGATCCTGCATATAGAAAAACGAGAAACAAAAACCTCCAGAATTCAACTTCAGTCATCGTAATCATAGCAAAATCCGCTCCTTTTCAAGGAAAAATAGATAGCTCTCTTCGAGGAAACTTCCGTTGATATTTCTGCTGTTGATCAGGTTGACAACTTCCTCCCTGTCTCTCTGATCAATAACATTTCCGGCATGATCGGAACATCGTAAAACGGATTTTCCTCTGATGTTAGTAGAAATAGTTATGTCTACGGAGTTGCAGTTTTTTGTGAGGTAAATAGTCATTGATATTTCTCTCCCTTCCTGGTGTTTTTTTGCTTCGATAAAATTTGATTCTTAACTTCGTGATGGTTGATGGCTACTGAACTTTGCTGATGTGAAAAATCTGTTAAGTTCAATGAGCAGGAAAAATCCCTCCTTTTAAATTGCCTGATGGTCAATATTTACAGCAAAATTACACCCAAAAAGTCAGACTGTCAAGCATAATTTGCCTTAAAAGTCAATTACTTGCCTAAATTCTCAAAAAAATGTGGTAAAATATATAGTGTGTAGTTGTGTCAGTAAAGATTTAGCAATAAACAGTTGCTGCCATTGTTACTACCTCCTTATAAAATGCTCCTGTTGCAGCAGGAGCAGGAAGGGCCGCCTAAACACCCCCAGGCGGCTCTTTTTATTTGTATTTAATTTTAACGAGCTCAATAGAGCGATTCTAAGGGGTATGACTTTACAGGGTCCGTATGATTCATCCTCTTATATAGGAGTGATTTTCGTGGCGAAAAAAACACAGGCTCAAAAAAAGCGGCTCACACAAAAACAGCGTGTATTTTGCCATGAGTATGTTAAGAGCAGCAATGCAACGCAGTCTGCCATTCTCGCAGGATACACGAAAACAAATGCATCGGCTGTTTCCTGTGCTCTTCTTAAAAAGCCTCACATACAGGACTATCTGTCCCAGCTCACAGGAGAAAAACTACAGCAGGTGAACATAGAGACGGAAGATGTTTTAAAAGAACTCGGAACCCTGGCATTCTCCAACATGAAAAACCTCGCAAGATGGAACGATCCTGAGGGAGTTGTCGTGCATAGTTCTGATGATATTCCGGATGAAATCGCAAAATGTATTTCATCAGTAGAGGATGTGCTGGATAAAGAGGGGAGGAAGGCCGGAGTTCGAATAAAGCTTCACGACAAGATCAAACCTCTGGAGATCCTCGCAAAATATGTGAATATCCTCGTCCAGCCGGCCTCCGGAAAGAAAGATGATCCGGTCCATACCAGGGATCTGGGAGCTATCCTCGAAAAGGCGTGGGAGGAAGTTGAACAGGAGAAGGAGCAGAAGCAGGAGCAGAAGCAGGAGGATGGGAAGGAAGAGACTGAGGAATGATCCAGGCTGAGGAAAGGGTCATAACAGCCACAAAACAGTTCATCCTTGATCCTGTCTCGTTTACCCGGAAGGTCATACACGCAGAACCGGATACCTGGCAGATAGAGGGATTAAACGCCCTCGTGGATGAGAGCAGACTTTCCATCATGTCAGGTCACGGAGTCGGGAAGACTTCGTTCGAGGCATTTGCGATCATCTGGTTTCTTGCCACACGTCCCTATTGCCGGGTTGTCGGTACAGCTCCAACGTTTCCGCAGTTGATGGATGTGTTGTGGCCGGAGATTGGAAAATGGCTGAACAAATCGGATCTTTCCAGTGTGTTCAAATGGACCAAAACCCGAGTCTATTACACCGGAGATCCGGAAAACTGGTTTGCCACAGCAAGGACATCGAATAAACCGGAAAACCTGGCAGGCTTTCACGAGAGGCATATCCTATTTGTCTGCGATGAGGCGTCAGGTATCTCTGAGGATATCTACGAGACCATTGAAGGAGCTCTTACAACTGACGGAGCGAAACAGATCCTCTGCGGAAACCCAACGAAGAATACAGGAACATTTGTTGACAGCTCGGACAGAGACAGGGCCCTTTACTGGTTCCGGCGTGTTCCCTGCTACGAAAGTCGGCTTGTCAGCCCTGCCTACTGGGAACGGCTTGCACGAAAGTATGGAAAGGACAGCGATGTATATCGAGTTCGCGTTGAGGGGCTGCCTCCGAAGGCCGAGCCTGATGTTCTGATTCCCATTGATCTGGTCGAGAGCGCGATTAACAGGGACATAGAGACGGAAGACGATCCTGTTGTCGAGCTCGGAGTCGACGTTGCCCGTTTCGGAAACGATGAGACCGTCATTGCAGGAAGGGTCGGAAACATACTGACAAGGCTGGAGACACGGCACGGACAGGACACCATGGTCACTACAGGGATGGTCATTTCAACGGCCATGCAGATGCACGAGGAATACCACCCTTCATATATAAAGGTAAAGATCGACGATGACGGAGTAGGCGGAGGCGTCACGGACAGGGCGCGTGAGATAGTCCGCGAGAAGAAGCTGCCCATACAGATAGTCTCCTGCCACAACGGAGGCAGGGCCTACAACCGGGACATGTTCCGAAACTGGGGCACGGAAAGCTGGGTGCACTTCAAGAATCTTCTCCTGGACGAAAAGATATCCCTGATCGAAGACGAGGACATGGTAGGGCAGTTCAGCACAAGGAAATACCGGACCCTCTCAAGCGGACAGATGCAGCTCTGGACGAAAGAGGAGATGAAAAAAGAGGGAGTATCTTCACCGGACAGGGCGGATGCAATTGTGCTCTGCTTTGCCGAGACGGAAGGAGTTGCGGAGATGGTAGTTCCAGAGTTCGAACCGGGAAAGCACATTGTGAAACCTCCGAAGTTCGACCGGGCGGATCCTCGCTACATCGCGATAAAGCCCATTCCAGGAGGCAAAATGTCGGCCCTGTGGCTGACTGTCACAAGGGAAGGAGGCATGTATGTATCTGATGAACTGGTCGAGAGCACCACTGTAGCGGACTTCTGCCAGCTGGTCAGAAGGAAGACCGGAGTTGATCCGGTGGCAATGCATATCATTGATCCGAAAGCATGTCTGAGAAACGGAGTGACAGGCGAGATCTGGGCAAATGAATTTAGAAAGAACGGATTGCCGGTCATCGAAGGTGCAAAGGACCATAATCGGGGGATCATGCTGATACGTGAGCAGCTATCAGGTTCCGTAGGCAGGCAGGACCTCAAGATCTGTTCTCACTGCACCGAGACGCTCAGACAACTTTCGACGTGGCAGACAGGGCACGAAGAGAATGACAGGTTCGCACTCATGCAGTGTCTGTGGAGAATTCTCAGTGTGAACCCAAAGTGGCAGGACATGGATAAGTTCGACGAACCTCTTGAGTATCAGGAGGCAGATGTGCCGTAGAAAGGAAGGATGAGATGAAGGAAAAGAATGTTGAGTTTGGGGCGATTGCTGTTCTGCTTGTGGCTCTATTGTCAATGGTGTTCCACGGGTTCATATTTTCTATTCTTTGGAAGTTTTTCTTCGTTCCTCTGGGATTGCCAGAGTTGTCAATAGCCCATGCCATAGGAATAGGCATGACAATAGCATGGCTGACAAAGCCGGCATCTTTCAAGTCAGATAAGCAGGAGTCATATCCAACGTGGGAAGACATACGTAAAAGCCTTGCTGACTTCAAGCGCGTGTGGATATACGACTTGACCACCTTTGGGATCTTGTATGTGGTTCAGTTTTTTATATAGAAAGGAGAACGGCATGTTTTATTTCAAGCAGGACGAGAAGGGATACATAGAGCCGGTGGACTTGTTTCCCGGCCAGTTGTTCGACGGTTCAATAGCCATAAAGGAAATTGCATCATGTTTCAACGCTGCCCTGGATATTATCAAGGGAGAGATGGAAGGCAAGAGACAGGGAAACAACGATAACTCCGAAGCTCCAGGCGGAGTGGACATGATACCGACTCTGAATGAATGTAGGCACCCGGCAGGAGACAGGGTGTACAGAATCGAGGCGGGCTCATGGGATATAGAGTCATACGGAATTGTGCATTACCATCCTGGAGTTACTTCCATACCGGGGCATAGCTTCAGGCCGTCAAAAAAAGCTCGCAAGCAGTGTGCCGAAGACCTCGCGAACAAACTGCTGAAGACCATTGCACCAAGGATATCCATACTGGTTGCCGGACATGGAAAGGCGACCCTTCATATTGGAACTATAGACAAGGAGATCGAGGACCCACTGGATCAGACACAGCGGAACACGACGGCTGTGAAGGTCAACATACAGAAAGGAAAATAGAATGTCCAAGAAGAATTTGCATATAGAGGATCCACTTGAAATAGCTAAGGAATTGGTGGCGAAATGGCAAAAGATTCTATATCTGCAACCGTGGAATATAGTTGTGGACACTGCGAGCAGGGATGATATGGAGACTGAGAAGTACGGATACTGGTTTATAGTTCCGTGTGCGGGTCGAAAGGACCTATTGGGATGTGAAACTATGTATGAAGAAACCCTTGCAAATGAAAAACTTTACGAGGATGAACTTATCCTTAGTGATATTGTAAACACTTTATCGGATTCACTACGTGCTATAAAACAAGGCATTGGCATCATATCCGATACAAAGACTTGCAGTGAGTGGCTTGAAGAGCAGGGAAAGTTTTCTCCATATGCAGAGCTGAGGTGCACAAGTTCTCTTCAGCCAGTATATGATGGCAGGCGTACTATAAAGATAAGACTTGAGTTAATAGAACCGGAGAATGTGGATTATGATGACACCTCAGAGGCATGAAAATTAGAGAGAAAGGAAAAAAGTGATGTCCAAGAAGAAACCATATGTAGAAGATCCACTTGAAATAGCTAAGGAATTGGTGGCGAAATGGCAAAAGATTCTGTATCTGCAACCGTGGAATATAGTTGTGGACACTGCGAGCAGGGATGATATGGAGACTGACGGACAGGCCGAGGTTAGCATTAACAACCGTTGTCAAAATGCTCTCGTGCGGATCCTTTCTCCCAAGGAGTTCAGAAAATCCATGGGAGGCTGGGATCAGTATTTCAAACGTGACATAGAACGTTCGGTAGTCCACGAGCTTCTGCATATCAAGATGGATGAGTTTGTGGGTCAAGTGGATGGCAAAGACGAAATGCTGTACGAGAGGTTTGTAGACAACATGGCAAAGATTCTTGTCGGGATGGAAAGGAGTGGCCATGACGGAAGAAAACAGAAGGAAAGCTGAAGAGCAGGTCAGAAAGCGGATAGCCTACATGAAACGGCTTGTGGATACACAGATACCGCGCCAGAAATGGAAGTGGATAAACTCCGGACTGAGAGGCGAGGAGTGTATCCGTGCCTGCTGTGACTACTGGTGTGCATACATGTTCCGATACTGGAGAATGAAAAAAGAGGCCGAGGAGCTGTGGCCATTGCTTTAGGCGACACCTTGCCGTCCAGGGTATCCATGGTATCCCAAGTGGTGTGACGGTGGGAGAGACCACAAAAAATACAGAAGGGAGACTGAAATATGGGAAGAATTATCATCGACAAGGCAGGAGAAAGCTACGAAGGCTGTATAACCAACAATCCGGACTACAATCCTCTTAACCTCGCAAAGACTCCTGTACCTGAAGAGGAGCGAAAGAAACAGATCGAGAAGGCAGAAGAGGCAATAAAGGATCAGCTTGGACCGAAGCTTCTTGAGAGGCTGAAGGATGAGGGACTTGCACTGCTTGTCGAGCTCATAAACAACGGACCGGCATATGTCGAGGCAAACCTCGAAAACCTTCCGATGGACCCCACAAGGCCGGCAAATGCGAGCAACAATCCTCTCCAGGTCGGACTGTCCATGAATCTTACCAGAGACAGCGAAAGCGAGGACGAGGAATGATAACCATAGTAGCAGGAGGGAACGAGACTCTTATTTTCTGTGACCACGATGACGAGAGGGCTCCCGGAGTCCTGAGGGAGCTCGGAAAGGAGATCATAGAGATGGCTGATGACGAGGAAAGATTTGATAACGCCGGAGATCTGGACTGCCAGCCGGGATACGGAGAGGAGTATTCGGAGTGCATAGAGTCTGAATACGACAAGAGGATGTACCAGGAGGATCTTCACCTCGATGGCAGACCTCAATATATGAGATTGCTGAGGTTCGAGGGTAGCTTCGAAGACGCCAGACATGCCATGATGAACGGGCTTGCCGTCAGAAGAAAGACCTGGGATGTAAACGAATGGCTCGAAGTTATGGACGTAATGGGAGTTCATGACCATGTTCATATTGAGGACGTTCTTATCAAAAAGTATGTAGATGAGACATATGACTGTTTCTTTTTGACAGAAGAGGACCGCTGGAGAAGCAATGACTGGGGAATTGTGGGAGCTTTGAGATACCGGCTCGAACTTGAGGAACACAAATATCGAGAGGATATAGTGACGGATGATGAAAAGAGAATTCTCGGAAACTTTATAAAATCCCGGGAGTTCTTCGAAAAATACATCCTGAAAAGAGGGACAAACGTTCTGTTTTCAACTCCGGATCTTCAGAAGCTGTTTGAGGAAATATGCCATGTATATAGCTCGTCCGAAGCACAGGAGATAGCCTACGAAGCCGATAATATTTCAGATCCAGACCTCTGGGCTGACTGTGTTATGGCGTCAGACATAAAGATAACAGAAGACAGGAAGGAATGATCAAAATGAAAAAGATTCAGCAAGGAGCACCTGATGGTTGCAAAAGCGACAAGAGTACATGTGATGTACAGGACAACTGGGAGACTTCCCTAAACAGAGTTGCCGGTATATATGACAAGATAGGTTTTCTGGGGAGTCAAATAGATATGCTTAAAAACAAGATAGTAGGTCCAGGTCCAACAGTAGACGAACCAGGAAATGAAGTTTGCTGTCAACATGACGGTAGCGAAGGTGGTTACATAGATGAGATATTTACGCTGTGTGGATATATAGAATACAGACTCGAAGTGATCAATGAAGACATTGAAAAGCTCATGAAGGGATATTGAGCAGAAAGGGGAAAGCCTTGAAACGAACAGGAATTATGTATCACCTGGCAGATCTTGACGGACACTGTTCCGGAGCTCTCGCCAGGTTTTTTTGTGAGATTGAGGGTTCCTATCCGTGCATGTTCCCCATGAACTACGGATACAAGGTCCCGGAAGAGATCTTCGGAATGGACAACGTGGTAATGCTCGACTTCTCCCTTGACTATGACTCCATGTCAGGGCTGAAAGAGGTATTCGGAGACAACTTTGTCTGGATAGATCATCACGGCCCGGCGATCAACGAAATGCTGGAGCTCTTTATCCATGGGAAACAGAAGACTGGAGAGGCTGCGTGTGAACTGGCGTGGAAATATTACGCACCTTCATTTAAAGAGACGAAGGGTCTCGACATGCCGGAACTGGTAGAGCTTCTCGGACGCTACGACGTCTGGGACCAGTCCGACAGCACGAGATGGAGTGAGGAGATACTCCCTTTTCAGTACGGAATGAGGGTAATGGAGACCTGTCCAAAGCGGAACTATGCATGGTGGCAGGACAGGTTCAAGGAATATATCTATCCCGGTGCTTCCGCATTCGAGAATAAGAAAAGACTTTACAGGGTGATTACAGAGAAGCAGCGAGATGGCAGGGTAATACTGGAGTACCAGAAGCAGCAGGACAGGAAGTACATGGACGCATACGCCTTTGATTGCAAGTTCCGTGGACAGCCGGCAGTTGCCGTCAACCGTGGAATGATAAATTCAAGGAGCTTTGAGAGCGTCTATGATCCTGCCATTCATACGTTCATGATTGCATTTTCGAGAAAGAGCAACGGTAAATATATCGTCTCTGTCTATTCAGAGGAAGAGGGAATACATTGTGGAATCATAGCCAAGGAGTACGGAGGAGGAGGCCATGCCGGAGCGGCAGGCTTTACACTTTCCGTTGATCCCGTTACAGCAGGGGTAATTGAGATATAGCCGAAAGGGGTGGTGATTTATGACATGCCGGACTTGATTGAGGGAGCAGGATATGAGCCTACAGAGGCAGTAGACGCCACTACCGTATCTCTGCTTGACGATAAGAACGTTGATACAGAGGGACCTCCAAGTGAGGAGACAATTGTCAGATGGATAAAGGCAGATATTGATGACGCCGAAGAACTCCAGGACGAACTGAGGGAGATTCGGCGTCAATGTTATCAGCTTTACAGAGGAAAAAACGCAGACAAGGAGCGTGAGGGCAGAAGCAACATAGTCTCAACGGAGATAATGAACGCAGTTGAATGGGTAATACCATCCCTTATGAGGATCTACTTTCAGTCAGATCAGATAGTAGTATGTGAGGGAATGGGCCCTGAAGACGTCCCCAAGGGCGAACAGATGACCCGCGTCCTGAACGACATGTTCACACGCAGACAGGGTGGGTTTATAAAATGCCTTAAATGGTTCAAGGATGCCCTTGTATATGGCCTCGGGGCAGGGAAAATCACCTGGGAAGAGGAATTCCAGGAGTCCGAGCTTTATTATAAGGAGCTGCCTGAGGATGCCTTTGATCTTCTCACTTCAGATCCCACTATTCATGTAGAGCATTATGTGGTCGAGGAAGAGGAACAGGAGACAGCAGGACTCGGTAAGCTGGCTACAATGTTCGGAATTCCCTCTCAGCCATCAGAGCCGCTTGTCAAGAAGACATATTCCGATGTAAGGGTAACGGAGGCTGTAAAGACCTATGAAGGGATAGCCTTCGAGGTCCTTCCTCTTGAGGATTATCTCTACGATCCAAAGGCTGAGGATACCGGGGACTGTGATTACCAGATACACAGGGTGGAGCTGTCTATAGATGAATGCCTGAGAAGGGAAGAAGAGGGCATTTACAAGAATGTAGACGAGCTTATCTCCATAGCACAGACCGGACAGGAGCCAAACGACGGTAGGGGAGACGCAGAAAAGGCGGAAAGATACGCCGAAAACAACAGGACGGATCCCAACTCAATAAGCACCACTAACGATCCTGACCAGATTGGACGCCAGAAGGTGACTGTCTACGAGTGGTGGGGAGACCTCGACATTGACGGAACAGGGAAGCTCAAACCCTACGTTGTGGCAGTGTGCGAGGACGTTCTGATCCGTTGTGATCCCAATCCATACAATCACCAGAATCCCCCCTTTGTCACATTAAGACCAATGCTTGATATTCATACCTTCGAGGGTATAGGAATGGCGGACCTGTTGAAGGAAGAGCAGCAGACTCTTACCGCAATAACGAGACAGTATCTCGACAATCTGTCATGGCAGAATAACGGCATGTGGGAGACGGACCGAAACGCAAGAGTTGAGATGTCGTCTCTTCTCAAGCCAAGACCTGGAGGAGTAGTGAGGACCGACAGAATTGGATCTGTAAAATCCCTTGCACCTCCAGATATAGCCTCACAGGCTCTGCAGGGTATTGAGTTTATGAGAGATGCCTGTCAGGCGAAGAGCGGAGTCACGAGATATTCACAGGGGCTTGACGCAGACGCCTTGAACAAGACCGCCACTGGCATAACGGCTATCATGAGCAAGTCCGATGCAAGGATCGAGCTCATAGCTCGCACCTTTGCGGAGACAGGAGTAAGAGACCTCTTTGTGATGGCTAACTCCCTTGTGCAACAGTTCATGACCATGGACTATTCGGTCAGGGTATACGGAGAACCAATACAGGTAGCACCTGACGACGTTAAGGGCAACTTCGATATTATCGTAAGTGTGGGGACCAATCCTGGAAGGCAGGAGCAGATAGCACAGCAGATGCTCCAGCTTATAAACATGTCCGGGGCTCTCATGCAGAACGGAGTAATGACGGCTGACAACATGTACCAGATAGTTATTAAGCTGCTGGAATGCTGGGGACACAAGGATACAGAGCACTATCTCACAGATCCTCAGGTCATGCAGCAGATGCAGGGAACTATACAGGGACTGAGACAGCAGATAATTCAACTGACGGGAGTTGATCCATTTGGACAGCAACAACAGCAACCCGGAAATGCAGGAGGAGGTCCAGGCGGCCCAGGAATTCCTGGCCAAATGCCGGCTGGTGGATCTGGAGGCCCTCCGGGAGCTCCACAGACACTATCAGGATAGGGCACTTGTGGGGCTTATGAAGGTGGAAGATCCCTATTCGAGAGAGGCTGGATCAATAGTCGCGAGGATACAGGGAGCTAATGACTTCATAGCGGAGATAGAGGCAACAAGAGAATATTCGGCAAGTGTGATGGTAGCCGACAGCTACATGAAAGAAGATCAGGAAGATCAACCCGGATAAGGGAGTCTTCCTTTTATTTTAAGCCACGACAAGGGTGGCAAAAGGAGAGTGAGGAGAAATGGGTAAAAAGACCAACCGAGAGGAGTCTTTTGACCAGGAGCAGTTCGACCGTGAATTCTTTGGCGAGGTTGAGGAAGACGACACTGGTCTTTTTTCAGGAAGGTCCGACGATGACTTCGAAGATGAAGACGAAGAAGTTGAAGAGGAAGACGAAAGCAAGAAGTCAACTGAGGAACCGGATGCCGAAGAAGGAAACGAAGGCGAGGAATACGAGGAGGATATCCTTGGAGACGATGAGGAGCCGGACGATGAGGAGTTAGAGCAAGACGAAGAGGACGAAGAGGAGGACTCCAAAAAGGACGAGGCCAGTCCCAAAAAAGGAGCAACCGAATCAGATCCCCTTGTCACTCTCGTTCATCAGGGACGGGAAATTCCGATTCGATCAAAAGAGGACCTTGCAATTCTCGCACAGCAGGGGCTTGACTATACAGCAAAGACTCAGGCCCTTTCGCCATGGAGAAGTTTAATTCAATATCTGAACTCCAACCCTGAGGTGTTACAGGATATACAGGCGAGGATGGAGGGTAAGGAACCACAAAAAGAGGACAAGGAAGAAAAAACAGCCCTCCCGGAACAACGAGAAGATGAGACCTACGAGGAATACGTAGCCAGGGTTGCGAGAGAGAGTGCAAAGCAGGAGTACGAGAGCAGACAGAAAAGCGAGAGCAGGAAGAATGACCAGATTGCCCGTACTGTAAGCAACGTGCAGAAGGATCCCCTCTTCCGACCTGTGGTCCAGTTAATGACCGAGGACCTCAAGAACGGAAGATTGAGCCAGGAAGAGTATCAGAGAGCCAACAAGGACCCAAACGCATTTGCGGAGCTTTACACGAGATATCGCACCACAGCGGATGTCCTGATACGAAACTCCCAGAAAAAGAAGAAGGAGCCCGGAGTGCCGGAACCAACCGACAAAAAGACTCCGGTAAAGAAGAAGACAAGAAAGACCTTTACCGAGAAGTCACGGAGGAAAAAGGCAACTCCGTCTTCTAAGGAGATAACCGACAGGGCAATCGAGGAAATGGACAACGAATCCCTCGAACAGCTCATCGAGCGAGTGAAAGGAGGAGAAAAAATTTAACCGAGGTGATATAAGTGAACACCACAACCAGTTTACCTTCAAGGGTGGAGAAATTTTACGTTCGCACCCTTCTTAAAAGGGCACTGCCCTTTCTTTGCCATAGAAACTGGGCTCAGCACAAGCCAATGAAGAAAAACAGCGGAAAGCAGATCAACTTCACAAGATTTGCTTCCCTGGGGCTTGCCACAACTGCCCTTACCGAAGGTGTGACACCTGAAGGACAGGACCTCTCACAAAGCACCATCACTGCGACACTCAAGCAGTATGGCGGCTGGGTTCCTGTTACCGATGTTGTTACACTTACCAATTTTGACCCTGCCCTTACTGAGGCCATCGAGCTTCTTGGAGAGCAGAAAGGTCAGACCGTAGATGTCCTCATGAGAGACAC